AAATGCCGAATTTGCTTTTGGTAATTTTTTGAGAGCTTTGGGTTACGATTGGGAAAATGACCCTAATATGAAGAAGACTCCTTATCGTGTGGCAAAGATGTATGTAAACGAAGTGACATCAGGTGCTTATTCAGAAGCACCAAAGGTTACTGTATTTCCTAATAATTTACAATACGATGGTATTGTGTTTGAAGGTAATATCAAAGTTCACAGTCTTTGTTCCCATCACTTTGAACCGTTCATTGGCAAAGCATATATTGCGTATATACCCAAAAAGAACGGTAATATTGTAGGTCTGTCAAAGTTGAATCGTATCGTACACTGGTTCGCTAAGAGACCACAACTTCAAGAGAATCTATGTAAGCAGATTCACGACTATCTTGAAGATACTTTAGGAGGGACTCAAGGTGTTGCGGTTTATATTGAAGCAGAACATATGTGCGTTAAGTTACGTGGAGCAGAAGACGATTCTACGACATGTACAGCATTTATGTCTGGTTATTTCAAAACCAATGAGATTGGTTCTCGAGATGAATTTTACAAGATGGTTCAAAACGCAAAGTTTAATTTAAAATAAGTTATGGAGTATAAAGAGTACGAAGAGAAATGCAACGATACAAAATTGTACAGTGATGAGGTTGCTATTGGTTATGTTACCCTAGGTCTATGTGGTGAACTTGGTGAGTTATACGAAAAGATCTCTCAAGAAGAGTTAGGTGAACTTGGTCGTAAAGAGATTGGAGATATGTTGTGGTATCTTGCAATGATGAGAAGAGAACTTGATCTCTCTACTATAGAGAAATGGCCAGTAGCAGAAGAAGGATTGAAAATAGATCCATTTGCATTAGTAGTAGAATCAGGTAAGATCGCAGAACAAGTAAAGAAATTCATGCGTGACGATTGGGTTTCAGGTCAAAAGAATGTTTTCCCTGAAAAGAGAAAAGAGATTGTTGAAAAATCGTGGACAAGTATCGTTAAGATGTTATTTAGTCTTGCAAAAGATGAGGATGCTTTTAATTCTTCTATTGAAGAAATAGCTGACGAGAACATTGAGAAGTTAGCTTCTCGTAAACAAAGAAATGTTATCCATGGTTCTGGAGATAATAGATAAAGTAACTCTTCTAGGGTCTTGTTGTGTAGGGAAAACAAGTGTGTTTGATGTACTCAAACAAGACCCTATTTTCGAAGGATGGAGTATTCAAGAATCTATTTCACGTAAATTGATACGGGAAGATAAGATAAGTGTTGATCGAAATTTTCAATCGATTAAAAATCAATCTTTAATTTTCGACGAATACGTGAAAATCTTAGATATATCAAAGTGTTTATCTGATCGATCTATTATAGATGTCTTTACAATGACAAGAACTCTTGATCAAAACATTGATGTAAAGATTGAGTTAAATCGTGAGAGAAGGATATTGGCTCAAAACATTGATAGAATAGGTAAGATATTTTATTTTCCAATTTATTGGGACTCCGTTGATGATGGAGAAAGACTCTTTGATGAAGAACGTAGAAAACGTTGGGATCTTGAAATACAAAACATTCTCTATCATAGTCTCGTTAATTACACAATCATTCCTAATTGCTCTGTTACTGACAGAGTTAAGTTCATTAAGAAAATCCTTATGAAAGATTGTAAACTTAAAAAAGTCTTAAATTAGTAGATTTTTATTGTTTTCTTCTTTGATTTTGTTGCTCACTAGATACAAACATTGTATCTTTACAGCATAATAAAAGAGCAAAATTAAAAGGATATGGAAGCAATAATTAAATTAGACGAATTGAGAAGGAAGGCAAGTGCTTTAAAAATCAAGAATTATAAGAAGTATTCTAAACAAGAACTTCTAGTCTTGGTTGAAGAAGAAGAGAGAAAGAAGCTATATTTGCCAGTTATAATCGTTAAATTTTCTTGTTTCAAGAAAAAGAAAAAATCAAGAGAAGCGCGTACAGCTCCAAAAGCTGGTGTAGCATCTATGGAGATTTTTAAGACGATTCTGAAACATAGAGATCATAAAAAATGGACTCTATATAAAATCGCAAAAATAGGAGGTTACTCTTATACAAACGTTCGTCGAGTTTATAAGAAGTATATTGAAAATAAGACTGAAGAAGAGATTCAAATTAAAATAAATGAGTTTTTAAACGATTAAAAATTAAAAGAAAATGGCATCTTTATTAGAATTACGTAGAAAAGCTGAGAGTTTAGGAATCCAAGATTATGGAAAATATTCCAAACAAGAGTTAGCGGAAATGATCGACAAGATGGAATCTGAAAAGAAAGAAGGAGAAAGCACTGTTGTCGAAGTAGCTGCTGAAGAAGCAAAAGAAGAAGAAAAGGCTATTGTCGCTGAAAAAGAAGAAGCTGGTGAAGTCGAAGAGATTAGCGCAGAAGAAGCAGCAGATCTAAAACCAACAGGTGAAAAGAAGAAGACTAAAAAAGAGTTAGCTGCAGAAAAGCGTGCTGAAAAAGAAGCCGCTAAGAAAGCAAAAGAAGAAGAAAAGGCTAAGAAAAAGGCTGAACGTGAAGCTAAAAAAGCTCAGAAGAAAGAGAAACAGCCTCGTGTAAAAATGATCTTCACCTACAAGCCTAAAGGTGAAAAGCCGGAGAAGCTCGGTGATAAGTCTAGCAAGGCTTACGATGAATTGCTGAAAAGCAATGAGTCTTGTTATCAAGTAGCGAAAAAAGTTGGTACTTATTTTTCTGTTGTTGACAAAGTTATCTCAAAGTACTTTGATGTGGAACAGAAAGAAGTCACTGAATAAAAAATAAGATTCTAATATAAAATAGAAAAAGGGTCCTGTTGTCCAAAAATGGACTTGGGACCCTTTTTAATTTTTAATCGTATGAAAGAATTATATGAAGAATTACAGGCTTACCTTTTAGAGAATTTTATTCAATTTTCTAGTCGGAAAACAGAACAAGATCGTTATTTATTTTCCATAGATGGAAAATCTTACGAATTGTTTGAACCACTACAGTGGAATGATGACGAGAATCCCGTTTTTTTTGATGAAGCGTTTACTTGGGTAAATGATAAGACTGAATACGATCGCTATATTTTTAAATTTGGTGGTTGTTGGTATTGGTTTAATAGAGGTGAAGAGAAGAATATCAAACTCAATAGAGTAAAATATCTAGGTAAGGTTAATCTACAAGAAGAAGATCTTCTCTTACCTTGTTTTCTAGGTGTTCATGGTCCATTTGAAATGTTGAATAGTTGTGGCTCCTACAAAGATTGGGTTGACAAAGCTAAATTTCTAGGTATTCAGAAACTAGGTGTATGTGAAAAAGGAAGTCTAGCAGGTGCATTTAAATTTCAATCAGCATGTAAAAAGGAAGGGATAGAGCCAATTTTTGGTATGGAGATCCCTATAAAAGACGAAAAGAAAGATTTATTGTTTTCAGTGAAAGCCTTTGTAAAAAATGAGCAAGGTTGGTTGAACTTATTGAAAATCAATAAATTTCTCAATGTAGATGGGAATGGTTTCACAAGTATCGAGAATTTCATAGAAAATCGAAATGGTTTATTTTGTATTCTTGATCCTAAAACTATTCGATTTGAAGATATACCAGTTGGTTGGAGAACCATGTTCGCCCATCAATTTTATTATCAATTAGATACTGTTGTCTATGAGAAAGAAGATAGAGATCGTTGGTACCTTGAAAACTTGAAAAAATTTTTCGATTCAAAGATTAAACCAGTAGCGATGTGTGATGCTTACTATGTAGAGAAAGAAGGTTACATAGTAAGAAACCGTTTAAACAAGATTGCTGGTGTCATGAATTACGAGAGTAAGAATCAGTATTTTAAAAACGGTGAAGAATATTTTTTTGAGTTACAATCGCTGTTTAATGAAAACGATTTTGAAAGGTTTCTAGATAGTTTCATGGATGCGGTTGAGAATCTTGTTGATATTTGTGCGGAATGCAATTACACCTTTGAAACCAACCAAAGACATCTTCCTAGATATATCATGACAGAAGAAGAAAGAAAACTTTACTCTTCTAACAAAGAAATGTTCGAAGAACTTGTTTTCAAAGGTTTAGAAGAACATATCGATTTGCTTGATAAATATGGCGAGGATGTTATCGGTGAGAGGATAGATCGAGAAATTGATGTTATAGAATATGGTGAAGTAGAAGATTATTTCTTGGTATTAAGAGACATTGTTAATTGGTGTCGTGACAATAATATCTTGTTAGGTGCTGGTCGTGGATCTGCGGCTGGAAGTTTAGTTACTTACTTACTCGGTATCACTAAGGTTGATCCTATGAGATATGGTTTATTGTTTGAACGTTTTCTAAATAAAGGTCGTATCAAAGTATCTCTTCCAGATATTGATACAGACTTTCCAGGTGAAGCTAGGCCTCGTGTAAAAGAGTATATGGAACAACGTTTTGGTGTTGATCAAGTTTGTTCTGTAGGTACTTATGGTACCCTACAATTAAAAGCAGCGATACAAGATTTCGCAAGACTAGAGAAAATTCCAATTCCATTGGTCCGTAGGATTTGCAAGATCTTAGAGACAGAAAAAGTTAAGACTATTGAAGATTTTTTTAAGACAGCTTGTAAATATGAAGAAGTCAAGAAATTTCTAAACGATCATGCAGAAATGTTTAATTGTTTGATGTTATCACTTGGTCAACCAAAGACTTCTTCGATACATGCTTG